TTCTGATAACTCAGGAGTATTTGCAGGATCCTCTAACCAGATCAATGCATCCTCTGACAGCAATTTAGTAGCAGGAGGTAGAGGTAACTGCATTGCTGGTACTAGTAGATGTAGTGCCCTTTTAGGTAGTACAAACAGTAGAGTAGATGATGGTAGCACTAGTGTTATTTTAGGAGGATCATCCAACACTCTCTCTGGTAACAACTCTGTTATTCTCGGAGGAATATCTATTACAGAGACAAGAGACAGGGTTACAAGGATTGGTGGAGATTTATTAGAGGTAGACGGTCATTTTTCTGCCTCTGGGTTACTCTACCCAACAGCATCTGGTACTGTAGGACAGGTTATTACAACTGATGGTTCCGGGGTGTTATCCTTCACTACTGTAGGAGGAGGAGCATCTACATTAGAAGGACTAACGGATACTAACCTATCCCCTACAATGGACTCAGGATCGTTGTTGTTATGGAATGGAGATAAATGGGTAGCTGATAATACACCTCATAGTCTAGGTATTCAAGATGCTAATACTCTCTTCAATGTAGTAACACCAAACTCTAATGATGTTATTTTATTTGAAGAAGGAGAAGGTTTAGCAATCTCTTACGGCACTAATACAGTAACATTTGACATTGATTTAGATTTCAGTTCTTCTTATGAAGATGGAACTCAAGCTTCTTCTGTTTGGAGAGCACAGGGTACTGGTACTCACATCAATGCAGTTTTAGAAGCCAAAGGAACTGGAGCAACTACTGCACAGGTACCGGACGGAGCAGTAACAGGAGGAAACCTTAGAGGAGGATATGCAACAGATTTCCAAAAACTAAGAAGTGATGCTAATCAAGTAGCATCTGGTACTAACTCTGTAGTAGTAGGAGGATCTTGTAATAGAGCATATGGAGCTCACTCCTCAGTATTAGGAGGACAGGAGAACACAGCAGGAGGTACATTTAGTACAGTATTAGGAGGATATCAATCTTGTGTAGGAAACTCTGGTACTTACAGTACTGCTTTAGGGAATAGAGCTCAAGTCAATGCATTAGGATCTTTCTTATTTAGAGATGGGAGTGGAACTACACCTTATGTACTAACTGATACTAACACAGCAGCATTTATTGCAAGTAAGTTTTATGTAGAAGGTACTCATGAAGTATCAGGTAGTTCTTTCTCTTCAGTAGGAACACCAGACACCACAGCAACATCACCTACTACAGTATCTGTAACTATTGATGCTGACGATCACAACTTCTTCGAACTATCTCTTGCAACAGGAACTGCTCATACCGTTGGTATTGCAAATGGACAACCTGGACAGACTCTTGTCATCAAGACTGTACAACCTTCTTCTGGAACGGTAGGATCGGTAGTTTGGACAGGTACTACAAACATCAAAGAAGCATTTGATGCAGACAACACAGTCACTGCTTTGAATGATGCTGAAGATATCTTTACTTTAGTTAGTTTCGGTACTGACTGGTACTTGAACGGTATCAAACGATTCTCATAACATTATGATAGTTCCATTTAGCTTTCAGAAGCGTACAAGGTTATGGCAACCTGGTGATGCTCCAGGAATAGTTTCACATTATGACGTAAGTACTTCTGATGGGTATGCTGGTGGAGGACCTTTCTCTCCCATAACTAGTCTTGTAGATTTACAAGGATACAGAAATCTATCACCAGATGGAAGTTCTTCTATAAGTTTAGGGATCAACCAAAACTCTCTCAGTACTGTTGAGTTAGATGGATCAATGCAATTCCTTGCTTCCTCTACAGGAGATTATTTCACTAGTACTGGAAACCATTGGTCTATCATGGTATGTAGTCCTTTCAATGTAAGCAACTCTTCTGACTCTATGTGGGCTTTAGATGGGAGTTGGAGAGACTATCAATACGCTGCAGGAAATGCTTTAAGCTTTTATGGAGATTTAGCTTTAGGAAATGGTAACACTTCTATTACTAATATTAGCAACACCACCAATCTTGAAGGACGCTTCACAATAGCATCAGTTGCATTTGATAGAGGTGGAGAAGGATCAGATGCTATCACCACCAGATTAACTTCCAATGTAGGAAACTTCAGTAAAACAGGAACTTACAGTGGTCAGATATTTAACTCACATACTTTGAAGATAGGAGCATCAAGAAACAGCAATCAGAAGTTACCAATGCACTTTGCAGAGCTACTACTAGTAGCCTCAACACCAGGAGAGTCAAGTGGAGACTTCACACATTTAGAGAAAGCAGAAGGTTATTTAGCACACAAATGGGGATTAGAAGGAAACTTAGACAGTTCACATCCTTACAGGAACACCCCACCAACAAAACAAGATTAGAATATTATGGCACTAACTCCAGAAAACTGGAGGTACAAGGATCAACTCATCACAGAGATTTCAGACATGCCAGAAGGCACTTATGGATTTATCTACAGAGTTACCCACCTCCCAACCAAGAAGAAGTACATAGGAAAGAAGGTTCTTTTTTTCAAAAGAAATGTAAAGTTAGGAAAGAAGGAGACTGAACAGTTGAAAGAAGAGAGAAAGTCTCAAGGGATAAGAGGAAGGGTACCTAGTAAGAAAGAGGTAATCAAGGAATCTGACTGGAAGACTTATTATGGATCACAGACTGAGATCAAGGATTTAGTTAAAAAATCTAAACCTGAAGACTGGAGTAGAGATATTTTAGAGTGGTGTTCGAATAAGAAGATGTTGACTTATTATGAGATTAAACACATATTTATCAATGATGCGTTAGAGAATGGCGATTTTCTTAATGACAACATCCTAGGAAAGTTTTACAAAAAAGATTTTAAATAATGGCAAGAGTAGTAGGTGGTTTATTAAAATCAGATAAACCAAAGATATCAAGACCAGGTGTACATTCTAAGAAGAGAACTTCAAACCACAAGGGTTCTAGTAACTACAAGAAGAAGAACAGGGGTCAAGGAAAATAAAGTTGTTTATTAGAATAATATTTCTTATCTTATCATTATGGATTCATACACAGATTTATTAGACAAGTACAGATTTGACTCTAACTGGACATATGTTGGAAGGGGACAGAATGGATCTGTTTACAAGAAAGGTGATGAAGTAATAAAGATCACTACTGATGAGGTAGAGATAGAACACGCCCAAAAGGTAGATGGAAAACAATATCCTTCTCTAACACCTATCTATGATTTAGATATCAAGGAAGAGAGTTTAGGTACTTACAAGATGCCGATTATGAAACCAGTACCATCTACTGTAAAGTCTTCTATTGATAAATCCTATCAAGAGATAACAAGGTTCATTGAATCAGGAGATCAATCAGAGATAGACAATCTCACTCCTTCCTTACAGAAGTTCTTCCAACAGGTCAGGAAAGACTTTCAATCATCAGGTATTCCTTTAGATGAAACAGACATTCAGGGTGACAATGTGATGGTAGATTCAAAAGATAAACTCAAACTAATTGACTATTAAGTTGTTTTTCTGATATTTTCTTCTTATATTAAGATATTAGAAGGATAAATGTATGGAGGAGAACTCTATTGTTTTAGGTTATTTAGAAAACATCTTAGGTAGAAGTTCTAAGAAGTCCAAAGACAACCACGCGTTTCACTGTCCTTTCTGTAACCACAGGAAACCTAAGTTAGAGGTAGATTTGAGAACCAATGAAAAGGGTCACAATTTCTGGAACTGTTGGGTATGTGGTACTAGGGGAAAGACTATTAAATCTCTTCTAAGAAAACTAAAAGTAGAGAAGAGTCTCGCTACTGAGATTCTACAGTACATTAGAAAAGGAGAGACCTTTGATTACGAAGATTTACAGATAGTAGAGTTACCTAAAGAGTTTCAACCTCTATCTAAATCTTCCACCACCTCAATAATCGCAAATAAGATAAAGAAGTATCTTTACAGAAGAGGATTGACTGATCAAGATTTTATCAAGTACAATATTGGATACTGTTTGAAAGGAGAGTATCATGGAAGGATTATTATTCCTTCTTACAGTGAGGATGGGGTATTGAATTATTTTGTAGGAAGATCTTTTGAAGACAGTTATTTGAAGTACAAGAATCCTCCTGTATCCAGAGACATAGTAAGTTTTGAGAATCTAATAAACTGGAATCAACCTATTATTTTAACAGAAGGAGTCTTTGATGCTATGGCTATCAAGAGAAACGCTATTCCTATTTTAGGAAAGAATATCTCAAAGTCTCTAATGAAGAAACTTATTTTAAATAAAGTAAAAGACATTTACATTGCATTAGATAGAGATGCTTTCAAAGCAGCTTTAGCTCACTGTGAGAGGTTCCTTTCCATGGGAAAGAGGATTTACCTTATAGATATGCAAGACAAGGATCCGAGTGAGATGGGGTTTGAAAACTTCACTCGGTACGTACAATCTGCTGAAGAGCTTACCCTCACAAAACTTCTTCAGTACAAACTATACGGACACCAATGATTTACAAAGGTGCTAATGTTCTAAACGAACATAAGAGAAAGACTCTTCAATATGATGGAGAGCTTGAACAGATTACTTTTCTTGACAGAAGGGTATACAAGAAAGAAGAAGGAGTTTACTATCCCTCTGTAACAACAGTTTTAGCATACATGCCTAAAGCTAAGTTCTTTGAAGGATGGCTAAAAGATGTAGGTCACAATGCTGACCTTATTATGAGAAAAGCTGCTAATGAAGGAACTGCAGTACATGATGCTGTAGAAGACTTGATTGCAGGAAAGGAGATTACTTGGTTAGATGATTTTGGTAATGCAAAGTACAATCTAAAGGTATGGCAGATGATCTTGAAAGCAGCAGAGTTCTTCAAGAAATACAAACCAGAGATTATTGCTTGTGAAGAATTTACTTTTTCTGATAAGCATGAATATGCTGGTACTGCAGATTTGATTGCAAAGATAGATGGAGAGATCTGGTTGATAGATGTAAAGACTTCCAACAATCTAAACAGAACTTATCACATGCAGTTAGCTGCTTATGCTAAAGCATGGGAAGAGATGTATGGTCAGAAGATTGACAGAACTGGTATCTTATGGTTGAAATCCTCTAAGAGATCTGAACCTAAGAAAGAGGGTCAGTATTATGGTAAAGGATGGGAACTGAAGCAGATAGATAACATTGATGAGAACTTTGATTTATTCAAAACCATTTATGAACTCTACAAGATTGATAACCCAGTAGTAGAACCTATTTATAAGCAATACCCTATCAAAGTAAAGCTATGAAATTAACTGAAGCTCTTTTATCTGAAGTATCTTCTAAACCTAAAGCTATCTTTATGGCTGGACCAGCAGGTGCTGGAAAGTCTTTTATTTTAGATAAGTTAGATTTAGATAAGTTCACTACAATAAATGTAGATGACACTTATGAAGAGTTGCTAAGAGCAGAGTTTGGTCAAGAGATAGACTTCAGTAAGATGTCTCCAGATCAGTTATCTCAAGCAGGTAAGTTTATGGCACAAGCCAGAAAAGCTACTGATAACAAGTTAGCTTCTGCTAAAGAGATGTTTGATGATATTATTATTGATGGTACTGGAGCATCACCTAATCCTTTATTGAAAAAGAAAAAAGATTTAGAGGACTTAGGATATGATACTTTTATGTTTGCATTGTATGTATCACCAATGACTTCTTTGAAGAGAAATAATGATAGGAGTAGAAGTTTACCTACAAGTGCTGTATTAGGATCCTGGGCAGGAATAGCAGGAAGTGTTGATCAGTATGCTCAAGAGTTTGGAAAAAACTTTGTACTAATAGACAATGATCCAGAAGGAGCAGACACTTCTTTTGATCCTGAAGCTATCAAGAAAGCTTTTCCAATGCCAAGAGGTAGAGATAAGTCTCCTGAAGAGATTGAGAAATCAAGAAAGAAGAAAGAAGAATTGAATAATAAGATTGCAGGGTTATTATCAAAAGACAGACCTGCAGTAAGTTTTGAAGAAGCAAAGACAAGATTGAATCAGTTTTTGAATTTATGAGAATAGGAGTAATAGGAGGAGGTTTCAAACCACCACATAAAGGACATTACAATTTAGCAAAGAAAGCCTTACAAGAGATTGAAGGTTTAGATCAGTTAAATATTTATGTAGGTGGTAAAAAGAGAGAAGGTATTTCTATTACTCAAGAACAGTCTATTAGGATCTGGAAAGAGTATGCTAGGACTCTTCCAGGTAAGGTGGAAGTCTTTCCTGCTGAATTTCCAATAGGAGCAGTCTACAGTGCTGCAAGTAAAAATCCTATGAATGAAGTTTATTGGACCTTAGGAATAAGAGACACTACTGATAGAGAAGAGGTAGAGAGAAGAAAGCAACATTTAGTAAAGAATCCTGAAAAGTATCCAAACTTGAAAGTAGTAGAGTTAGATGATTTAGGGATTGAGGTTAGTGGAACAGCTTTGAGACAAGCATTATTAGAAGGAAACAAAACCTTAGCTTTAGAGATGTTACCTAAAGAGGTAGATCAACAAGCAGTATTAGATATCATTATGGACACACCAGAAAATAGAATAGGTGAAGCTATTGACAATCTATTTGAAACTTTCATTATTGATGAGAGAGTAGATTTCAAAAGATTAGAGAAAGTATTAGATGATATGTTTGAGGATCTAGACTTAGACATAAACTTCACCAGACATTTCAAAGAGAGAGTAATAGAGAGAGGGTTGACTGAAGATGACATCATTGAGTTGATGGAAAAGATTCATGACAACTATCCTGATGAAGTAGCTGATTTAGAGAAAGGAGAGAATAGAGTATTCACTCACATTAGAGATCTAACTGATATTGCAGCAGTATCTGGAGGTTACTCTAGTGAGGACTACATGAAGGATTTGATACTAAAGACTGCATACAAAAGAAACAGTGAAAGAGAGCCTGAGTTTAGAACCAATGCATCCTCTCCTAAGTTGAGGGTAGCAGAAGCATCAGGAGGTACTCCTATCACTCCTTTAGCAGCAGCACCTTCTAAGGATAAGGCATTAGTGGATAATAGAATGAAATACTTCCAAAATCTCTTACCTAGTGATATGGTACTTTCAAGAGTAGGGATGGATATTGTTATCTCTTTAGCAAAGTATGCTGAAGGCCCTCAACCTGATACTACAGATTACACTGCATATCAAGTCCCATTACCTGAATCAATCCAATCAGAGTTTGACTTTGTACCACACATTGCCTCTATTTTAGGATACTGTATGGATAGGGGTATGGTAGTAGATCCTATTCCTGAAGTAAAGATCTTACAGGATCCAGAGAATGCATCTAACCTATTTGGAAAGACTGCTTACTATGATCCACAGAACAAAGAGATTGCTTTGTATGTAACAGACAGACATCCTAAGGATGTATTGAGAAGCTTCTGTCATGAGTTGATACACCACATACAGAACTTAGAAGGAAGGAACTTAAGTTTTACTACTTCCAACATTCATGATAATGAAGAGTTAAAAGAGATAGAACAAGAAGCACATGCTAAGGGAAGTTTCTTATTTAGAGATTGGGAAAACTCTAACAAGGAACAAGAGGTAGTAAGTGAAGATAAAAAAAAAGTATTGAGTGAGGGTCAATATGATGCACTAACTACTTTCCTTACTAAGAAGAGTATAGCAGCAGTAAAGAATGCATTGATCAAGAAGATGCATCATTACAAAGAAGGTTACTTTGGAGATCCAAGTCAAGAGAGTACTTTAGTATCCATTAAGAAGGTATTAGAGGATACATACCCAGTCCTTCTATTAGACATTCCAGAAGACATTGATAAAGAGTTTCAAAAAGAAACAGGATTAGAGTTTGACTATGAACTCAAGGTAATGTTTGTAAAAGGATTGAATAGGATTATGAGAGATGGAGGAGCCTACAAAGGAGGCTTTGGATCTGATAATGAATGGGAACAACCTAAGTTAGAAGTAGAGTTTGTCTTAGATCCTTACAACTTCCCTGGGGACTTTGAAGAACTATCAAGTCAATTGACTGATGTAATCAGACATGAGATGGAACACCTCACTCAAGCAGGCGGTAATGAGAAAGATAAATCTTTTGGTAAGGATGCACAGTTTGGAGGTAAGTTTGGTACTGAAGAAGAGAAAGAGTTTAGAAACCAGATAGCTCAAGGGGTGGTAGATAATGGAGTAAAGTATTTGACTCTACCTTCTGAGATTGATGCTAATATTCAAGGGCTGTATCTATCTGCAAAGAAACAAAAGAGACCATTTGAAGATTTAGTAGATCAATATTTGTATGCATTTACTGAACAGTTTGATGAGGAGGGTAATCCTTATCTAACAACACAGGATGTAGAAGATGTAAAAAAGACGTGGGCACTAAGACTGCCTGCATTAGGAATAAAACAAAAGTTATGAGAAACAGTTTAGTAGATTTATTTGAAATCACAAAAGAAGAACTAAACCCAGAGATCAAGAAGTATGTATTGTATTGTGACCTTGATGGAGTCTTATGTGATTTCAAAGGAAGGTTTGAACATCTGTTTGGAAAAGGTCCAAGAGAGATAGAATCTGAAAAAGGAGCACCTTACTTCTGGGCAATGATTAGAAGAGTGGGTTCTAAGTTCTGGTCTGGTATGCCTTGGACACCTGGAGGAAAGACTTTATGGGAATCTATCAAGGAACATAATCCAAGAGTACTAACTGCACCACCAAGAAAGAAAGGTGACTTTAGTTCTTTTGATGAATCTGCTATGGAAGGTAAATCACAATGGGTATCTCAGAACTTAGGAAGTTATGAAGTATTATTCAAGAGCTCTAAGAATAAAAAAGAGATAGCATCTCAAGATGTTGCAAAAGGATTGATACCTATTCTTATTGATGATAGAGAAGATAATATCAAAGGCTGGGAAGAGGCTGGAGGTATTGGCTTACATCATCCAGAGAATGGTAATCCATCAAATGTTATTTCACAAATCAAGAAGTTGTATGAAGGAGACAAAGCTCAAGAAAGAGTTTAAGCAGAGAGATGTTCAGAGGGCAAGAAACCTTGTCAATAAAGACTTCACAGGAAAGACACAGGTAGGTACTGGATACTCTAAGAAGAGAGAGAAGTATCAAGAAGGAGATATCTGGGAAGAGGATGGTAGAACTTGGACTATCAAAGATGGTTTAAAACAAACTATCAATAAGTTAGACTCCACAAAGAAGTATTTCCAGAAACCTTTATGTTGTCCTAAATGTGGAGGAACTATGAAACATAGGTTTTCTGATAAGATGTGGAAGATACATAGAATGTGTTATGATTGTGTTATTGATTATGAATCACAACTCAGACAAGTTGGTATGTATGAAGCTTATGAGAAAGAAATGGTTCATGGTAACATTAGAGCCTTTGCTAAAAATGCAAAAGCATACTTTGAAGACTTCCTAACTGAATCCACTAACTTTGTCACTGAAGATGGAACTGTAGAGGACTGGAAGTCAAATGATAAACATAGACAGGAGGTATTATCTAAACTACAGGAGTATGTAGATCACATTGATACCTACCTGGACACTAAATAAAACACTATTTATAACTAAAGATTATTATTATGTCTGAGGATATTATCAAAGAAGAGATTATTGAAGTAGAAGAATCTCAAGAAGTTGTAGAAACTATTGAAGAAGTAGTTGAAGAAACCCCAGAAGATACATTTGAAGATTTAGATGTTACTTTAAATGATGGTTTAGAAAATGAACCTGAACCAGATTTTACAGAAGACTTTGAAGAAGAAGTATTAGAAGAGGAAGTAGAAGAACCTGTAGTAGAGAAAAAGGCTACTAAGAAGAAGACTTCCACACCTACTGAACCCGGGATGTACTATGAAGGAAACAAAATAACCAGTGTTCCATCAAGGATAGGAAGAAAGTGGTCAGTTATTATTGATGGAAAGAGACATAAGGTCTTGAAGAAAGATATTGTAACTATCAAGTAAAGTGAAAAAGCTGGTCAACATTTTATTAGAAGCAGCAACAGTTTGTCCTGTAGCAACTCAAGATTTAGAAATCAATACTAAAAACAGGGATGCTTCTATCAAAGCAGATCATATCAAGTATGGTCCTTTGAATGTAGATGAACCTGGTGATTACTGGATAGATATTGCTAAACATTGGGACACTACTGAAGAAGCAGCTCAAGCATCTTTATGTGGTAACTGTGTAGCTTTTGATATTTCTCCAAGAATGGAAGAATGTATGCCTGGTCAAACATCAGATGAAGATGGAAAGTTAGGGTACTGTTGGATGCATCACTTCAAGTGTCATTCAGCAAGAACTTGTAGAACCTGGGCTAAAGGAGGTCCTATTGAAAAGGATAGTATCTCTTATGATTGGCAAGAAAGAAATAGCTGATAATGTTTCCTATCTCAACTACCCGAAGAAGAACTACGCCAGGGAGAATAGGAGACTTGTTATAATATTTTTGTAGTTTCTATTATACAGCTATGACTAAAGAAAGACTAACAGAGATTATCAGAGAAGTCCTTAGAGAGGATAAGAATGTTCATAAAGCAATGAACCCAGGTATTCTATCTAGAGATCCAGATTTGAAAGGAGAGGATGGAAAGATCAAGATTTCTAAGGTAAGACAGAAGTTAAGTAGTTTAAAAGATAAGGGTAGCACTAAAGCCAAGGCGTTGAGGAGGTTTATCAACTACCATGACTAGTTACTATTTATTAGAATAAAACATTCACACTCATGAAAATCAGTAAAGATTTAGTACAAAAAGCTCTTCAAGAGATTCTTCAAGAAGAAACTCCTACAGGAAAAGTCCTGAAAGAGTGGGGTAGTTCTGATCAATATGCAATGAACCAGTCCATTCACAAGGACTTAGGTAACCCAGAAGAGTTCCCAGGACTATCAAAGGTAATGTCAGCAGCAGAAGATGCAGTAGACTATTACTGGGAAGATTGGGAAGAGTATGAAACTGATCATTCAGGATTAGTTATGCATGCTGCTAAAAGATATGCTAACAGTATGTTCCCTGACTTTATGGCAAATGCTGCTAAGTTCATGGCACCAGTAGATGAAGAAACAACTTTTGTTACTGATAAAGCTGGAAAGACTCACACTACAGATTTAGATCAGAAAGCATCTCGTGCTCTTGCTTTAGATTCAGACATCAAGGATATTGAAACTGCTAAAGGAAAGAAGATAAAAGAAGATCTAGACACCACCAATGGCATAGTAACTGTTAAAGGAAAGAAGATAAAAGAAGATCATCAACACAATCCAAATGATGATTCTGATATGGCAAAGATTGAGTTACTAAAAGTAGCTGAATACTCTCAAGAGTTATTACAGATGATTGATGATGGTCAAGAGTTAGATGCTTGGATTCAGTCTAAGATAACTAAGATCTCTGATTACATAGGAACAGTAAAACATTACTTAGAAGGAGAGGAGTATTTGGATCATCATTATGGAAAAGATCATCCTGCTAAGGGTGATGAAGACTTCTACAATGCTATCCCTGATGAGCATCAAGAGATGTATGAAGCTTGGGTAAAAGAGAACACCACAGTACTAACAGAAGCCCTTGGAGTATCTAGAGGAGAGTTACAGAGAATAGCTGACTTGTATGGACCACAGAGGTTTACACAGACTATTTTATCTATTAGAGATGAAAATGTTTTAGATGATATCTTAGACGCTCTTAGACCTTTATTAGAAGAAGCTAAAAAGCTAACCTACAATGATTTTGTTCAAATGGTTAGAGACGATATGATGGCTGGTTCTTCACCTGATGATCATATAAGTGATGATCAAGTAAAAAAAAGAGCAAAATCTTATTATAACGAGTACCTTAAAGGCACTAGTGTAGATGATTTATTTGAAGCTAAAGAGAGATCTAAGTTTATCTTAGTAACTATGGATGCAATGGGAGGTTCAATAGAAGCTGAGAGTAAGGAAGAGTTTATTGAGAAAATGAAGCAAGCAGGATATGATCACACTGGAGACTTATCTGCTGAAACTGATCCTTACAAAGATCATCCTACAATGGATAAATCTCAGACTTATGGGTTACCAAGGTTCAAACAAGTACATGGTCCAATGGATAATGGAGGTCAGGTTAGATATGAAACTTTAGATGCTTATGACTTGTACTCTTTAGAAGAAGGTCTATCAGATGATGAAAGAGCAAAGATTTACTTCTTACAACAGTTCAAACAAGGTAACATAGATAAGTTACCTCAAGACCCTAAAGTAGCTTACTTACAGAAACTTACTCAAGATCAGATAGATCATGATAAAGAAACTTACAGAAAAGAGATAGAAGAAGGAATGGGCGGTCAGTTAGATGAACCCTACTTCATTGAAGTATCTGTAAGAGATGCAAGAAAGGCATTAGACATTTACAAAGATCAGTTCAGAGAAGAGGATGTTGAGATGTATGGTTCAAATGTTTATGCATCTACTGATCCTGAAGTTATTTATGATCTTATGATGTCTTTTGAAGCACAAGAGATTGAAGTACATGATTATGAAGCAGGTGAAGAGATGTTAGAAACTTTCTTTAGTTCTCAGAATAAGGATAAGGAAGAAGAAGAACCAAAAGACTTTGTTGATACTTACACAAAGCAGATGAGTTACTGGAATGAAGATAATCATCCTGGTAGAGGAAAGAGAAGAGACACTCCTGAAGAGAGAGAAGGTTCTCGTCAAGCAGGAATGCAAATGACTCAACAGACTCACAAAGATAAGTCTAAGTACACAAGAAAAGAAAAGCATAAGCAGAGCTTTAATGAGAACAGTGTACCTTCTCAAGAAGAAGTAGATCAGTTCTTTGAAAAACAAACTCATCTTCAGACTCACTATTTGAATAGCAAACCAGTAGATGGTCAAAAAGGTTCATTCAATAAAACAGAAGTTGCTCCTTGGGATGAAGTAGATTCTAATAACTGGAGAACTTTATTATCAAAATCATTAGATGAAGGAGTTTCAAAGACTAAAGAAGCATTAGATAAGGTTACTACCATAATGAAAGATCTTGCTAAGAAATACAAAGCAGGAGATAAATCAGTAGTAGATCAACTAAAGACTCTAACTATTACTAAGAAAAAGTTAGAAGTAATGCTCGACAAAGAAGTTGCTGGAACAAGTAAAGATCAAGAATTAGACTAAGATGAATAAGAGACAGATAGTAGAATTATTAGAAGAGGTTTACTTTGAAGTACTTGCAGAAGGAGGAGAACTTCCAACAGCAACTGATGAGATCCTTTCAAAGTTCCCAACTCTAAGAGATAATATTGTAAAGTTATTGACCAAAGAGTATGATTTCTTTGTAGATGAAATTTCTTGGGTATCACCTAAACCGTCTACTTTCAAGGTTCATTTAAAGAATGGACAGTTCTTTTTATTGAAGTGGTTAGGAAAAGGATTCCAGGCACAGATAGAAGGAAAGAGATTCTTTTTGAAGAACATCAATGAGTACCAGGCTGCTTTAGGTAGGCTGAATGAGTTACTAAAATATGGACCTGCAGGAGAGACTTCATCAGAAGAAGGTGATGAATTTGGATCTGAAGAAGGAGGAGATGATTTCGGAGGTGAAGATACTGGAGGAGCAGATTCAGGTACAACAGATGCTGAAGGAGAAGATATCTTTGACACAGGAGAAGAATAATGGATATTTTAGATAAGTTTTTAGTTCAGGTATCTTACAGGTTCACTAAAGGATACCCAGATATCAACAACCCAGAAGACAAGGCTTTGTTGATGGAGATGTTTAATTCTCTATTAGAACAAGAAGAAGAAGAGAACCTAAAGGATAAATTGATTGACCTTATAAAAGCAAGTGATTTGACTGATAAAGAGTTATCTTCTTTCATCAAATCTGTTACTAATAAAGGGTTGAAAGATGATATGTCGAGTTATCTAAATAAAAGAGGATACTCTGCAGATTCTTTTAAAGTAGGAGATAAAGCAATGGAATACATCATTGACAAGATCTCTGACTCTCAAGCTCAGGAATTCATGGAGTATATCAAGGCACCAAAGCAGTTTGCTAGTGCTCCTGAGAGAGGCAACTTCTCACAAGTTACTGGATTACCTCAACAATTGATTCAAGATCTGATAAACATTGAACCAGGAGCTGATGCTGGAGGCTCTTCTATTGGTAAAGGAGAGGTCTTTCTTGCTTTAGTTTTTGCTGATATTGACAATAGAAGTGGTGGCGGTGATTTGAACTTTGATGGAAAGAATCTTGAGGTAAAAGGTACTGGAGGTAGATTAGGACAACAATCTGGTAGAGGGAGTGATTTCGACTATCTTTCTTATTTAGGAGAAAAGTACTTGAAAGATGAGGAGTTAGAAGCATTCCTAAACAATCCAAACCATAAGATCATAAATGTATCTTTACATGATTTAGTTGAGAAAGCTATCAAGAATGGAGCTGATAAGAACACATTGATAAAAGATATTCAGAAAGCATTAGACTCTTTGTATTTCAATAAAGGATTAGCACAGAAATATTTCAACAGTGTTGATGACTTCAAGGATGTAGCCAAGATGAAAACCAATCTCATAAAACTAAATGCTGAAGCTTATGCTCAAAAGACATCAGTAGGAGCATTCTTATTTATGGATTCTAAATCTGGAGAATATGTTGTTGTAGATATTGAGAACTTATCAGACTCAATTGACGCAAACAAGTTTGGTACAAGTGTAAAGAATCCAATCAGTGGATATCAGTGGGATAATCCACATCCAAATATGGTAATAAAATAACACTTTAGAGTGAGAGGTTTTAAATTTGAACATATTATTATTTTATCCTTAGGGATCCTTCTTTTGTGGTTCACACAATGTAGAAGAGTAGATCCTATTGTTGATGAGATAGTAAAGACAGAGGTTATTGTAAGATGGGATACTGTAAAAGTTGAAAAGACAGAGTATGTTCCTAAGATAGTTGAGAAGGTGGTGATAAACATAGATACTTTTTCCACACCTATTGACACAGTTTCTGTATTGAAAGATTATTATGCAAAGTATTTCTACACTGATACTATTCAGGTAGACACTTTAGGTTCTATCATCATAAATGACACTATCAGTAGAAATTTAATTTCATTTAGAGATGTTCAATCCAACATATTCATCCCAACAACTACAGTTACTAATACTGTTTACCTCTACAGGAGGGAATTTTTCGGTGGTATTTCACTAGGCGGGATGATAAATCCTGTACAGAGTGAATCTCCAGTAGATTACATTAGTGGAGAGTTGATGTATGTGAATAAGAAAAGAAATGTATATGGTTTTGGTTTAGGAATAGATTCAGATTTCAATCCTATTATATCAGGCCGAATGTACTGGAAGATAGGAAAATGAACGAACAGAAGATAGATCCAAAAAAAGTTAGAGGAGCAATATTACAAGAGTACGCAAGGTGTAGAAAAGACCCTGCTTACTTTATGAGGAAGTATTGTTCTATCCAACATCCACAGAGAGGGAAGATACCTTTTGAGCTTTATCCATTCCAAGAGAAGGTATTGAACATATTCAAAAACAACAATAATATCATTACTTTGAAATCCAGGCAGTTGGGTATTTCTACTTTAGCAGCAGGATATGCAATGTGGTTGATGCTTTTCCATGATAATAAGAATGTATTAGCATTAGCTACTACACAGCTCACTGCAAGGAACTTAGTCACTAAGGTGCAGTTTATGTATGAACATTTACCTTCTTGGTTGAGACTAAAAGCAGTAGAGAAGAATAGGTTATCATTGAGACTTAGTAATGGATCAAGAGTTACTGCTAAATCATCTAACTCTGATGCAGCAAGATCAGAAGCAGTATCTTTATTATTGATTGATGAAGCAGGCTTTATTGACAACATTGAAGAGACTTATGTTGCAGCACAGCAGACCTTAGCAA